GCCAGCACACCCGCTCGACCGAAATTCGCGCTGGCGTCGCTAATCAACCGGGTGGCGGCCTCGTCAATCCTGCGGCACTCGCCTGATGCTGACCGCTATTCTCGGTGGCTGGCGGCAAATCCTGACGCTTTTGGTCATCGGCGCTGTGGTGTTTGTGTGGGCGCGATTTCAGCTTCAAGAGCAAGCGCTCGACCGCGCCGAAGCAGCACTGGCGCGAGAGCGTGACCTGCGGGCCGCCGCCGAGGCTCAATTGGCCCTGAGCGACGCCGCCAGCGACGAGGCTGAGCGTACACACTCCGTCAACACCATCACTCATACCATCGAGAGCGAGATCAGCCGGGATTTGACCGATGCGCTTCAGCGCCAAGACGCTCATGCTCTCTATGCTACCTGGGTTAGCGGCGTTATCCGCCTGCGCGACGCCGAGCGCGAGCTTTCAGCTTGAGGCGGCCATGCCCGGCTGGGCCAACCAGCCGTGCGAGCGTGTGGAGCTGCCTGAAGAAAGCCAATTGCCGCCGCTCTCCGAGGATAGCCAAGCGGCTGAGGCGCAACTCAGAGAGCGCAGCTTCTGGATGGAGCGCGACGCGCTGCAAGAAGGCGTGATTACCAGAGTATGCCGCCAGCGAAACGAAGCGACGGCTAACATCGCCCGCCAGCGCCAGTTGGTGCGTGAGCTAGCTGACTAGGCATCCGGCTTGGTGCGCTGACTGGTCTTGGATTTGCGTTTTGTGCTGCGCGGCGCGCGCCACCCAGACCATTCTGGCGGCGGAAGATCGTGCCAGAGACGACGCCCTAGCGCACCTTCGTCGCCGTCTACCCATGCCCTTATGTGGGGGTCTGCCCTGAGGCGCGCCACCCAGTCGCTTTCGAGGGTTCGCCCACCATAGGACGCCCGGTGGAAAACGTAACTGTCCAGCGGCGAGTGACCGAGCAGATCAATCCGAAAGCCGCTGTAAAATATCACCCGGCGTTTGCCGACTCCATTCCGCTGAAAAGCAAGGGTCAGGGCTAGCTGCCTGTCTGTGGCGCCAAAAATCATGTAGCCCGCCGTTCTCCACTCGCGCGCCTGTTTCCAGTCGCGATACATGGCGCGAAGCTCAAAGATGGGCCGCAGCAAGCGATGCCACCAAGGTAGTTTCAGATCGAACTTCATTAGGCGGCCTTGGCGTTTTGTCTGTCGCGCTCACGAAACCACTTATAGATCGTGGACGGGTGGCGCTTAACCCGCTCTGCGATTTCTGACACGTCAAAACGTCCGCGCATAGAGAACGCCGCTGATTTGGCGTCTTGCCACTGCGCGAGTGGCGCTGGTTCTGGCGCTGGCGCGGGCGGCGCCACTGTCGCCGCTGCCGGTTCGGCGGTCGCCACTGGCGCGCCAAACTGAGAGAGCATGCCGAGCGTCAGAAGCGCAACTAACCTATTGAGCCAATGGACTTTCGCGCCAGTGGCGCTCGGAGTGGCGCTGTCATTGGCGGGAGTGGCGCGCGCCACTGTCCGCGCCATTTCGCGCCCGCGCTCCGCCAAAGCGTAGCCCCAGGGTTCGAGGATCGCCCACGCCAGGAAGATGGCGAACACAGCGAGCGCCAGTGTCCAGTGGTGATGAGGATCGCGCGCCAGTGGCGGCCTCTCGCTCAATTGGCGCTGCGCCTCTGGCAGGCGAACACGCGCCGCCGCAGTGGCGGCGTTGAACAAGTCGAGCGCCGCTTGCTGGCGGCTGGTCGGGACGTTGGCCGTGTCGGTTGGAAGCTTTGCCCGCTCCGCCTCGATAGCTTGGGAGAGGGCGGCGATCTCGGCCATGAGCGTAGCGCGCTCGATCTCTCGCGCCTCGTAGGCCGCGCGCTGGCCCGAGGCCAGCACGGCTTGCGCGCCCATATCAGCCGAGGCTGCGGCAAACACGACGCACACCCCGTAAAAAGCGATTGCGAGAGCGCGCCAGATGCGGCTTGCGCCGTCGAGCCAAGCGAAGTTTACCGCCGCGCAGGCCGCAATGACCTGCGCCGCGATGCAGCCAATAGCGGCCACCGCATAGAGTGGCCACAGGGCGTCAAGAATAGCCCAGTCGCGCGCGGCAAGCGCCTCCAGCGCCCGCGCCTTGTCAGCCCAGCCCAAAACGCCAAACAACGCCAGAGCCGCGCTCATCACGAGGAGGGCGGTCTTCAGCAGCCAGTTGCGCCGCGTCATGCGAGGAGAGCTTCGGGCATAGCCGCCGAGCCTATGGGCCGAGGTGGTTAATCAGTCGTTTATTCCTGACCCAGCCTCGCTGTTCACCGCATCGCTGGCCGTCGATAGGCGTCTACCGTCCTCCATATGGGACGTAACGGGCCATATAGGGCCTGCTGTACCGGATACGGGGCTGTATATGACCCGCAAGGAAAAGCCGCCTAGCCGTCACTCTAGACGGAGGTTGTCATGGTCGTCCAAAGATCGCGGTCAATATCGCGATCCGTCCCTTCGGCCCTCTCCAGCCGTTCGATCAGCGCAGGGATCGCCGCTCTTTCCACCATGCTAGAGGGGGTGGTCATGGGGTTGGCTCCGGTGGCGCGGGGAGGGGCATCCAGTGGGTGAATTTGATGCCGCGATAACCCATCGTCGTCGGCACAAACTGGCCATCGAACCACAGCACAACGTACATGCCGCCTTTGCCTTGGTAGGCTTTGGGCCAGAACGCGAGCACTGCGCTGCCGTCCTTCGGCGCCGTCTCGATCGGCTGCCATTCACTCATGGCTTATCCTTCTCGGCTGGGAGGGGGCGGGGCCTCGGCCAGATGATTGGCCAAGCGAGGCCCCAGGCGAGACCGTTGAGCAGCAGCAGAGGCACTGAGATCAGCGGCGACTCGATCCTGTCGGCGATCAGGATCGAGGTCGCGAGCGAGCATAGGAAGAGGATAACGAGGCGGGTCATGTCCAGTCCTTTGGATCAATAATGCGGTTGCTACAGTCGCTGGGTCAATCCCTCTTGGATGCGCCGCCGCACGTCGCGGACGACTTCGCGCAGCGCTGTGCCTTCGTTTTTTGGCGAGACCGAGATCGGCAGTCTGATCTCCGACCAGCCAACGCGCCGAATGATGACGAAGTTGTGGGTCTTGCCACGCTCGAACATCACCGTGCAGTCGAAGCTGGTCTCCAGCGTGCGCTTGATGTCGCGCTCAAATCGGTAGGTCATCGCGAAAGCTCCAGGCGAATGTCCATCGCCGCCAGATCGAGCCGCACTTGCTCCAGCACGGGGTTTTCGGTCTCGACCCAGCGGCCAATGGCCTGCTCAATTTCGTCGGCGGCGTCCCAGCCGAACTCGGCCAGGAGCACGTCCTTCAGTTGGTCTTTCGTCAGCATGCGACCCGCTCCTCTGGGCTGAAGTAGTTGCCGCGCGCCACCTGCGCCTGCATGAACAAGCTGCGGAGGGCGTCGGGGTATTTGTTCTTGCCGCGCCCGAGCATCTGACCCTCAGCCGCTTCGCTGTAGAGGTCTAGCCCGGCCTCGGCGACGGCGTTGCGCCACTCTCGTTCAGCAGCAAGCCACCGCGCGCGTAGCAGCGGGATGTTGTGGCCGTTTTTGACTTGGGCCATCACTCACCACCAAGCGCTATAAACAACGGTCCAGCCATCAGCGATGGCGGCGCGGGCGTCAGCGATGAAGCGAAGATCGTCTTCGACTTCACTGCCGTCCGAATAACCGAAAAAGGAGCCCTGCGTCGGCGGCAGGCCGCCATTGCGCACGTCCTTCTCAAGCTCAGTCAGGTCGATTTCATCGAGACGGACGTAGGAGCAATTGAACTCCTCATCCTTGCCGCCCTTGCGCTCGTACAAGTCTCTCATCCAACCGTGGAGGTTGGGGTGCTTGCGCCAGTAGTGCAATTCAGCTTGCTTGACGCTGCCTGCCCAATTCCTGACGCCATCTTCTACGGGCATCAGGGCCTTATCGCCTTGCAGGTCAACCTGCGGAACCTCAACGCCAGCAGGCGCTTTGATTTTGGTGGCGTACATATCGAGACCCATCGGTCATTCTCCAGTCTTTAGTGTTGCAAGAAGAGGGGCGATCCGTGCCCGCACCTAAGCAGGCCACCGGATCGCCCCTGGTTTCAGGTCGCTTACGCGGCCTTCGCCAGTTCACGCCACTCGGCCTTCGGCAGGTCGATCAGCTTGCCGCCGATCTTCTCGAAATCCGACGCGCGGTCGTAGTCGGTCAGGTCTTCGGCGGTGCGCGTGACGGCGTTGTAGATGCCGTAGGCGCTGAGATCGGCGCCCTCGATCAAGTGGCGCAGGATCGAGGTTTGCTCGCCAGCGGTCATGCCAAACTTCTTGGCGGTGAACTCGACGACCTTCAGCGGGTCGCCTTCGATCTTGCACTCTTGCAGGCCAAGGATTTCATCGACGCGGGAGTTGAAGACCGCCTCATCGAATGCGCCACGGACCACGTCGCCGACTTGCGCCCAGAGCGCCTTGTCCGTGAGCTTGCGGGTCTCGTCGCTCAGCAGGTGCATCATGTTGTCGCCGATGTCGCCGACCAGATTGCCGCCGACGTGGTACTTCTTCATGCTGTGCTGGCTGAAGACGGCGAGGTTGGTGCACCAGCGATCCATGACCGCAGCGTTGATCGAGAGCGCGCCGTAGCCGACTTCCGAGTTGGTGATGACCAAAGCGGCGCACTGCTTGCGGGTGATGTGGTGGCCTTCGCCCATCTTGAAGGGCAAGTCGCGCGTCACCTTCGGATCGACCACCTTCAGGTAGAAGCGCTTGTCGGTGATCTGGGCCGACATGACTTCAACGCCCATGTCCAAAAGCGGCGGCAGAACGGCTTGCGCCAGTTCTTCGTTTTCGAGCGGGCGATAGCGGTCGCTGAGGAACGCGCGGTCGATGCCGTCGAGGGTGCGGACCAGACGCTTGGTCGGCTTGTCGCGCATCCAGTTGTTGACGTTCATGGCGAGAAGGCCGGGGGCTTCGGCGCGCATGCGGTCGTAATACTTGGCTGGGATGTCGGCGTACTCGCCGATCTGGCGGTGAGCCACGTCGTTGATGGCGACGGTTTCGCGTTCGGCCAGGACGAGGTTTACGCGCTGGTTTGCGCCGGGCTCACTAGCGTCGCCGCCAGTGGCTTCCATGCGCAGATTTTCGGTCGAGACAACGTAGTCCTTTTTGGCGTTGGCGCGACGTTCGACTTCGGTTGCGAGTTCAACGAGGGTAAGGCCGGTTTTCATATCTAGTTCCTCTTGTGGCGGGCTTATGAGCACCATCGCTCGCCCGACAGAGGGAAGATAATCCAACCGGCCTAAAAGTGTAGTCCCTACAGTATTACAAATGCGTTATCACACGAAATATTCCGCCAGCGGGTCGCCCTTGTCCTCGTCGCTGTGCGCGGCGGCCTTCGGCGGCTTCAGCGCCGCAAACGCCTCAGTAGCGGCAATGAAGTCCTTGGCCTCGATGCCGTCGCGGCGGAGTAGGGTGGGGATCGACTCTGGCGGCGCGCCGATCTCAGCGAGGCGTTTGCCCAGACGCGCGAACGGCGCCAGCGCCTTGCGGAGCGCAGACACGTCGCGGCTCGGTAGCGGAGGTGAATCCTCAGTCTTGAGCACCTCGATGACGGCATCGACCAGTGCGCGCGGCGACTGGCTGTAGGCGTCCTCAACGGCCCTCAGAACCTCTTTAGCCTCACGCCTGCGCTGGTTGGTAACCATAGCCGGGTCTGGCTCACGCGGGCCTGGGGTGTATCTGCCGCGCTCTACTGCGGTCAGATAGCCCGCCGTGGCCGCTTGGGAGAGGCAGCCCGAGATCGACTTGCGATGACCTTGCATGAACGCCGTAACGTCGGCGCGGCGCACCGGCTTGCCGGTCTTGGCATAGATCGCGCGTGCGATCATCGCCGTGATGAGACTGGTCGTTGATGCGCCGCGCGCTTGCCTTGCGGCAGTCCTGGCAAGCGCCGCCGCTTCACGATGCGGTAAAAGATGGTCTGGCATTTCTCTACTCCTCCAACACTTTCAGTTTTACGCCGCGCTCCGTCGCGAACGCCTCGATGATCGTCTGCATGTCGGCCATTTCTGGAACCGTCAGTTCGCGGCTGCTGCCGCCGTCGATCACCACCAACTCTCCCTCCAACCCAGGCACAATGGTTTGCTTGCGTAGGCTGGCGAGAAAGATTTTTTTCCATCCGTCAGATGACGGATAAAGCACTTGCCCCTGCCAATCGCGCCAGGGAATGCGCGCGTCTCGAACGTCATCGAGCATCGACCACATACGCCGCGACTGCGCATCGGATCGCCGCTGTGGCCTGATCTCAACGCAATACCCGTCTGGCGCAGCGGCTATCTCCGCCAGGATGCGTGCGCGCGTGCGTGGCGTCAGGGGAAAACTGCGCTTCATGCGGCGGCCTTCAGCAACTCCGCTATCGTGGCCTCGATCTCTTGGTTGAAGATTTCAACCTCGCGCTCAAGCCAGCCGATCTTCTCGTCGTCGCGCATGACGCGCTGGACGTGCATGCTCAACTCTTCGGGTAGGCGCGGATCGTAAGAGGTGAAGTCGCACCATTGTCGGCCCGTGCCCGCCATCTGCCACTGCATTTGCAAGGCGTAGCCGTTGTCGATCTTCGCGCCCAGGAAGGTGGCGATATGGGTGGCGGTGTTGGGGCACTTGAACTCCACCAGCCCATCGTCGCCGACCAAGCCGTCAGGAGATGCGCCCGCCCAAGCGAGGCGAGGGTGCTTCAGGAAGCCGCCTTCGCCGATGTCCACGTCATAGAGGAAGGCGTAGGCTGCGATTGCCTCGGCCTCTACCTCGTTGCCGCGCTGCATCTCGGCGGAGCGGTAGCCCTCGATGGGCTTGCCGGTCAGGCGCTCCGCGATCAGATCGGCGGCGTAGTTCTTGCGTGAGACGCCCCACTCTTTCTTGTCGCGAGAGCGCGCGACCACGTCTGCGATGCGTGATGCGGTGACGTGTCCGACGCGGGCGGTCGCCCAAAGGGGATCGCTGCGCAGGATCATTCGACCACCTCAGCCTTTCTGGGCTTCGCCGCCGCCTTGGTTTTCTTCGCGAGCGCCCCGATGGCGCGCGGGTAGTTCTTTTGAAGGATGTCGGGCAGGGCATCGACCTTCATGTGATTGCAGAACTTCTCCACGTCCGCATCGGCGGCCTCAATAAGCCCGCGAAGCTCTCTCAGTTGCTCCTCAGTGATCTTCTCCTCGCCGCCCGCCGCTTGGCCGTCATCATCCTCAGCCGCAGCGAGGCCGAGCGCGATGCTCAGCGTATAGCGCTGGAGGTAGGTGATGGTTGAGCCGATGGCCTGGATCGAGTTTTTGTTGCCGGTCGTGTCCGCGCCCGCCTTTAGCGTCGTTTCCTCTGAGCACCCGTCACGGTGAGAAAGGATGCAAGTGACGCTGATGAGGCCGCCGTCTTGGTTGGAGCGGTAGCGGTAGCTCAGCCCGTGTGCGGCCAGAACCGGATTCACCGCCTCCGCGTAGGCCGACATATCGGCGTACATTTTGTCGTTGTGGCCCTTGCGGTTCTTGACGATGCGCGGGATTTTCGGCTTCGCCTCAGAGATCGCGTTGGAGAATGCGCGTCGGGCGTTGCTGGCCTCCTGACGCTCCTGCAAGTCCATGAGCTTCTCAAGGATGCTGAGATCATCGCCTCGGTCGAGCGCCTGGGCGATCAAGTCCATCGCCGTGCGTGGAACTAGCGCCGATTGCTTGGCGACGAGTTCAACGAGTTCTGGTGTTGGTTCCATGTGAAATCCCTTAACGCAGGTTTACTTCTTGGTTTTGACGTTGCCGCTGAAATCGCGCCAGCGGTCGAAACTTGAGCGGCCTTTGAGCTTGCCACCGCGCAACCGAGAGGGGGATTTCTTGTAGGTTCCGGCGTGCTTGGCTGCGTTGCGCTTCATCTTGGCGCGCTCGCTTGTCTTGCGTCCAGTCTTTTTCAGGTCGCACGGGTCTCGCACCAGGGCGCGCCAATTGTCGAGGCTGTTGACCTCGTCTGGGTTTGCGCCTGGGCCGTACTCCCAAATCTCGATGTGATGGTCCCAGCGAATAGCCACCCCCTCCAGAGAGCGACCACATCCACACCCGCATTTGTTGTGCTGGCGAGCGCGGATGAGCGCCTTCTGAGAGGGGGTGAGGTATCGCCGTTTAGCTAGCAGGGCTGGCAGCCTCTTCGTCGCGGGCGCTGGACTTTGTCCAGTTGGCGCGGGCCTCGGCAATCAAGCCCTTAACCGTGCCTGGGACCTCGGCGGTCATCTTGCCGCTGCCGCGCGCCGGAGCGCCGATGATGTGCGGCACAATGACTTGGCCATCGCCGCCGACGCGGACGCTGAGTTGAGCCATCGGGCGCTGGGCGACAAAGGCGTTCCAGGCTTGCGCCACGGCGGAGAAGCCGTGGATCATGCTGAGCTTGCGGTTGTTGTAGTACCAGCCGCGCAGGCTCAGGCGAGCGTCTTGCAGGGGCAACTCTGCGCCGTTGGCCACG